TGCTTCCTTCTAGATCATTCGATGGAGATCCAGGATTTAATTCTAATGGAATTGCAACTGACCTTTCATTAACAGAATATACGGCAGACGGTGGTGCAGGTGGTGCAGAACTCCTAGACTGGTACAGTTCTAACCCTGGATCTTTTTATATGTTTTTATCTTATGATAAACCACAAAATTTTTCTGTAGGAATATATGAAAATCTTGACAAATACTCTGATGTTTTAGAGGTTTTTGTTTCAGACTTTAGCTATAATGTTATTAAAAGAGGCGGAACTAACCACGACCTTTGGGATATTTCTATTTCTCTTGAGGAAGTATAATGTTTTCAGATAACGACCTAATAAATTATATTAAAACAAAAAACAGCATTGATGTGGATTCTTTAGTTATTGCTGAATGGAATCAAAATGATTTATTAAACCTTGATAATTATGGAAACTATAGATTTAGACCAGATAGTCTAAATGTTGTTTACAGAACCTTGTATCCACAATATGACTTTCAAGATAGTGCAAGCGTTTATGTAAATGCTTTAAACTCTAATTACATCTCTCAATACAAAATAGAAGATTCAAACGAGCCTTTAACTTTTAACTCAGGAGAGACAAGTAGAGAGCTTTATTACTCCTTAAAAGATTGTGTTAAGCCTTTTAGACCAAGATCAGGAATCAATAAGATCCTTTACTTTGGGGAATCAAATATAAACAATACAAAGTTTGTAGATAGTATTAGGTCTGGAAAAAGACCAAGGTATTATTTTTGTTCAAGATTTGACAAGTTTAAATACTGGAATTCATACAGAAAAGAAAATGGAGAAGAGTTTGGCGTATCAAGTCAGGCTGCCACATTCTTTACTACTGGAGATCCATCATACAAAATAAACGACTGTGTTCCTTTTATAACATATAAAAATCAGGTTGCAACAAATAGAATAGTTGTAAAGATGCAAACTAATCTAGCAGACCCAGCAGCAGTTGGAATTAATGGAGAATTTTTAGTTCCAGGTACAATTAGAACTAACAATAACTTAGTTACAGATCCTCTTCAAGATATAACAAAATCATCAGTTCCAAAAAAATGGAAGATTCAATATCTTGATTCTAGTAATAACTGGACAGATGCAATAGGTTTTAACGAAAGCTCTACAAGAAGAGATGGCTCAAGGATTGTTCCATGGGACGGTCATGTAGAAATTTACTATGGAGTAAAGATACCAGAGCAATTTAAAACAAATTTTCACCTATATCAATATCTTGACACAGTAGAGCAACTGCCAGACACAAGTGTTTATAATTCTGGGATAATAGTTAAAGATGGAGATGCCTACATTCTTGGAAGCTCAAGTAGTCAGCCAGGAACACTTTATGTTTGGAGTGAAGAGGATGAAGAATGGAAAACTTCTAGCGTAGAGTATGGATTTTCACTACTAGAGGAAGATGACACAAAAAGATTAGGGCTAATTAAAAAAATATTAAACCCTGACTATTTCTCTAATGGTTCAGACGATATCTATAGAGATTTTATTTTTATTAAAGGAATTAGAATTGTTGTAGAAACAATGTATGCTCCTAACAAACCATTTGAACTAATTGAACTGTCCCCAAGATTAAAAGTTGACATAACAGATTATGTTTTGGATTATGAAATTAATAAGAACCTTATGGCAACAGACTTTGGTCTCCCAGTTGGAGGACTTGTGGCATCAACTGGAGGAGTTAATTTATCAAATCATGATGGAGTTTTTACAGAATTAAATATTTTTAATAGCACCACTAGAACTGGAAGTATTATTGCTAATATTCTTAAGCCACAAATTAAATTTGATTTTTATGAATCTATCTTAGATGTTAATGGATATGATAAGTTTATTCCATTAAAGACATTTTATTCAGAAAATGCTGCAGTTGCTACTAGTGGCATGCAAGATGTTTCACTAAATTTAAGAGATGCATACTTTATATTAGAATCTAACAATGCTACTTCAATATTTTTACAAAACTCTACCCTTACAAAAGCGGTAGCCCTGCTCTTGGACAATATTGGATTTAGTAATTATGTATTTAAAAACATTAATACTGCAAATGATCCAGTAATTCCATTTTTCTTTGTTGAGCCAGACGCTTCTGTTGCAGAAGTTCTACAAAGACTTGCACAGGCTACTCAAACTGCAATGTTCTTTGATGAGTACAATAACTTTGTAATTATGCCAAAAGAATATTTGATGCCAGATGTCTCTGTAAGGGATGATAATTCTGCAATTTCTGAAAGATTAACAACCCTCTATGGACAAAAAACAGATAGTGTTGTGCCAAACATTGAAACTATTGCGGGCTTTGAAACAAAAATATTAAATGATGGTCAGATTAATTATACAACTAGGTACATACAAAGAGAAGTATCAAAACTAGAACAGGCAAGCTTAAGCCTTAGTGAAAGAACTTATGGATATAAGAGTGCAGTGCTTTGGGAACTTGGAGACCAACAAGAAGCAAGGACTATAAATCAGCCAACAGCGAATGTAGGTTATGCACTTGGAGCAGTTCCTTTAGCAACTAGTTTAGGAAGTGCTGTTCCAACTGTGGTAAATAGTCAAATAGTAAACAACACAATTGATGTTGGAGAAAGTGCTTTTTGGCTACCAAGATTTCAGGGATACTTGTTTGCAAATGGAGAAATTATAAGATATGATGCACAGCAGTATCAGGTAGATTCCCCATCTGCTTCTGCAACAAATGGTCTTGTTTGGATTACAAATAATAATGAGTATCAAAAATATTTTTCTCAATTAGTTTTTAATGGAAAGATGATTTTAACAGGACTCCTTAGAATTTACACAGAGCCGTATTATGAGAATGCTTCTGGAGTTAATTTTGATAACTTAGAAGAAAATGTTAGATATAAGAATGGCGAAGTAAGATCTCATGGTAGAGGTCAGTTTGGCACTAAAACTGTAACTCATTTTGCAGGATTAAGTTCTTATTGGGAAGATGCAAACAATAGAAAATCTTTCAGAATGGACTCAAATAATATATTTGATACCACCCCAATAGAATTTTTAACTCCTAAACCAGTCTCAGCATCAGCTCCAGGATCAGCGTATCCTCTTGGAAATGACACAGTTTCTCAAAGTCAGTCTTCAGTAACTAGTAAGATTGCTAACTTTATGAAACAGTCAACAAGATCGGAAGGGTTTTCTAGCTATAATCAACAAAATGTTGCAGGAATTCAATCATCTGCACTAGTTTTTAGTGGACCATATCCAATCCCATCTTTACAAAACACAGGGCTATCTTCATCAATTGATAAAGATTTGGTAAATTATGTTTATAAAAATTTAGATACAGACTATAGACACGTTGGAACTAGAATGAGAATCATCGGAAAAATAAAAGATGATAAAACACAGTCTGCTTTAAATTCAATAAACTTGTTTACAATTACTGAAAATGTTGGAAACCCTAGCCTAACAACTTTATCTGGAGGAGCTGGTGGAATTGGATACATGGTTGATACAGATACAAATTCTGGATATTATCTTGAGATAGCATCAATGTCTGAAGACATTCTTAAATACTATGGTTCAAATTCAAGTGGAGGACTTCTTTCATCAGATAAAGTTCTTGAAAATATAATTTTTTATAAGATTGAAAAAACTCCATACTCTACACAAGAATCTGGAAAAACAAACATAGCAGTTCCTAAAAAACTTTGGGGCTCTCTTGCAAAAATTCTTGTTGATGAAGGAAAGTTTGTTGGACAAGATAGGCTGACTTCTCAAGAAACAGCTGTGTATGACCTGTCTTTAGATGCAGACATTCGTAGAAATGAAAATGGAATTTATAGAATTGATTTTAGTATATTTTTAAATAATAAATTAATTGGGACAGTATCTGACACAAGTCCTTTACAAATGCCAGGTAGCGGATTAAATACTTGTTTATTTACAAGAGGATCTAGCAAGTGCATGTTTGAAAATATCTATGCTTTAAAGAATATAAAAGAAGAAGATGTTTTGGTAGGAGAAAAAATAAAGAACACTGTGTCTGCAGAATCTTTAAGAAAGTATTCTCTTCCAGCAGCAATTCAAAAAACTTATTTATCTTCTATTAGTACAGAAACAAAGCCAACTGTAGACTTTTACTTTGAAGAATTTGGAACTATATTAAGAGAGTGTGCATATTTTAATATTAAATATGATCAAGCCTATCCAGCCTTAATAGCAAAAATTGTTCCTCCTTTTACCGTAGAAAAGTCATATGAAATTTCAGGATTTTTGCCAGGTTCCTATGGGGCTGAGTTCTTAATTTTTAATACAACGGATAAAGCAATAGATTTAAGTGAAAGTTCTACAAATAGAATTATGATTCAAGGAATTACTTTTACTCAAAATATATCAAATGTTCTTACTGTAGACGACTATTTTAAAGAGCTTTCAAACTTTTCTGATCCAGTTATTACAAGTAGTAACTTAATTGTCTCTCCAGGAAGGTCTGAAAAGATATATGATAACATTAAAAATAGTAGATCAACTTATGGAAGCAAGTCTTTTTCTATTGATTCTGTCTATATTCAGAATGAGGACTCTGCAAAAGATATTATGAAATGGATTCTAGATAAAACAATTAGACCAAGAAAGGTATTTGAAATAGACACCTTTGCAACAGCCCATGTACAACTTGGAGATATTGTTAAAATTAATTTTGATTTGCCAGAAGGTGTTAAGATGGTAGATGAAAATAAAAGATTTGTTGTAATATCTGTTCAATATGGAAGGTCTTCTTCAAACGTTAGAAGTCAATTAAGGGTGATGGAGGTTTAAAATGGCTATTAAAAAAGAATCTGGAGGAAAGCCAGCAATACCACCGCCGCCTAAAACAGTTCCAAAACAAGCTATAAAGTCTGAGGCTGCTGATAAAAAAAAGACGACATCTCTTAATGCAGCAAGTGCAGCAGTAGCTGCTGCAAACAAGTCTGCAGCTGCGTATTTGCAAGCACAGGCAATGCCAAACTTTAAAGGTGTTGGATTAACTCCATATTTAGATAAAGATGGAAAAGTAGAAAATCTTGGTAATATACCAAAGATTGATAAAAGTGGTGGACCTTCTACTGGTGGCAAGCCTGAACCTGATGATTTTGGAAATACAAATCTAGGAATGGATTCAATACCTGAAGCTACAGGCAATAAAACCCCAGCTGTGGTAAGAACTCCAACAAGAAATGTTACAGACATATCTTCTTTAGTCCCACAATTTGATGCAGAGCAAATTAAAAAACTACTTTTTGAAAATATTTCTGCAATAGAGTTATCGAAGGTTGAGAGACACGACACGATTGAGGGTATTGATCAAAAGTATTCAATTATTTCAAACCTATCTGAAGTAAGAAAAAAGTATGAAATGATAAAGCAGCTAACCATAATGGATAAATTTAAGCCATTAACTAGCATTTTTACAATTAATATTGAAGAGAAGATACCTCAAGAAGATTACCTAGCCCTAGAAAATTTAGATTCAAGCTATCAGTATCTTGATGAAAATAATCAGATAGTTACTCGTGAAAAAGGATATTATTATATTGATACAAATGGTGACTTAGTGGTAGAGCTTATAAATTTAGAAAAAAATCAGCAAGTAGAGATTTTAATAGACACAAATGGTACAATATATAAGGTGGAATCATGATTACAACAGATGGCAAAAATATCGTAGCTAAATACCTTTTAAACCAGGCTCCAGAATTTGCAAGCCATATTGCAATTGGTGTTGGTGGACAAGCCTATTCAACATCTTCTACTGAAACATTTTCTGGAAGTGTCCAGTCTCTAGGGTTTGAAGTAGCAAGAGTTCCTATTTTATCAAAAGGTTTATTAAAAGAGTTAAATCAAGAAACAGGAGAGCCAGTTGAAAAAATTGTTTTTAAAGCAGAACTTCCTATTGAACAAAGATATCAGATAACTGAACTTGGACTATATCCAGCAGCAACAAATGCAGTAGCTGGAAATTTCGATAGTAGAATTATTTCAACCTTTAGCAACTCAGAGCCTTGGGCATACTCAAATAACCTAGATGACTCTGGAAATGTTTTATATATTGGACCAGTTACACTTGATCCTGCAGGTATT